TACGTTAAGAGTATAGTTACCGTCAACCTGAATATTGACGTTACCTTTTATGTAAACTTCTCTGTTATTGGCAACGATCTGAAAGTCATCATTATTAACCTTGGTTATCATTCTACCATCTTGGTTGATCTCAACATACGTACCGCTTTTATGGTATATGTGAAGTCTTTCTCGGCCAACGGTATCATCTACCTCTATTACATGGCCACCTTCAGTTCTCATAACCTTGTTATAAGGATATTTAGCGGCGTAAGAGGTATCTGGCTCTGGGCCTATAGTAGTTTTTTCAACTCTATTAGTCTCCCTGGCTTCATTTGAAACGTCATGATTTAATATTTGATTATTTGGTATGCCTGCAAGAGAACCCATAATGATCGGCATATTACCGTCATTACCATCCATAAAGAATCCGACGACCGTTGTGCCTACTCTTATACCTGTAGGTGATACACCTATCTTATCTAAGTTTGAATTGTTAACTGTATTCATAACCTGTGCCCAAGGAAGCTCATCGGTGCTGGTTTTACTCTGACTTTCAGAATGTAAGTTGTAAACTCTCACCTTTAGACGTCCTAGCATGAGTGGATCATCACGGTCTTCAACCATGCCTACAAACCATCTGAACCCCTCTTGGCCAAGGTTTAACGTTGTCATGCCCCTACTCCTACCCTGTTACAGTCAAACACTATACGGTGCTTAAACTTATTCTCTTCATAAACAATCATATGTCTTAATTTAGTAATAAGATAGTTACCTGAATATCTGTTATCATCATTTTTCTTACCCGTAGTACCTGAAGTATCTGGTAACTTTAGTTCAACCATATCACCTACCGAAATATAGTTATCGCCGTATACCATACACCTGGTTACTGCCTGGTTAAATAGTTTAACAAATGCACGTCTATAGCCCAGTAAGTCAGCGATAAAATCCTCCCCTCTACTACTATCCTTTGGCGCAAACATATATGTCGGTGCACCTGATAGAGCCTGATCTACTAGACCAGACGAATTGGGAATAGAGGAACTACTATCACTATAGATAAACTTACTTGCCTGTTCGGTAATATCAAATTTAGTTTCATCAAAGGACTTGGTAAGCATGTCATACGATTTGACATTATTCTTGAAGTATCCAGATGAAAGTTTATCTATAGTGTCGAACTTACTTAATTGTTCTAATTGAATAATATTTCTAAAGACATATGTTTGTCTTATCTTATCAGTACCAGCTTCAGGTGCGTGAGTAAATATCTTACTACCTATAGTCTCTTTACCGTCTTCTATTAATTTTTCAATAGAGGTGAAGTTATATCCGTATTGGTTTTCAAAGAATACAAATACCCCCCCTGATGGTCTTTTAGCAATAGCTTTCTGTCTTAAGAAGTCAATGGCCTGAAACGGTGGCATTCTTGGAATAGTAATAGGTACTATACCTCTAGTATCTTCAATTAATCTACTCTTATTGGTGTTGACGTCTTGATCAAGAATATTATTGACTATCTTATCAACCGTCTCTTTATAACTTCTTTCGGTTAAATTAATACTGCTGGTAAAGTGCTCAGGCGAGACTGCCTTAAGAATATACGTTGATGCTTTGTTACTTGGATCAACCCCAGTACTTGTAACCGAAAAGGTTCTTAGTTTGTAGATAGTCATGTTATCACGGCCGGGGGTAATGTATGATATCTCTAGATATTCTTCACCGAGTATAGGAAAGTCCTTAACTAGATTAACACCGTCTTTTAAAATAATTTCGGCATATACCGATGGCTGCTCTATATCTTCAAATATGGATAATGATATTACCTGCCCACGAATATCTTTAGTAGTTGAGTTATTATAATTGGTCATCTTCATGCCAATTATTTTTACATCACCAGGATCATATACCTTATTTCTCATACAAGTTCGCTAAGTTCTCTCTCAATTTGATCTACGTATGACTTGTCAATAAGTTTAATAGATCTCTTGCTTTCATTAACCTCAGTCTCGTACGTATAGGCGGTAACAGGCTCCCAATAAACAAACTCATCTGACGGAATTGGGGTGCTGACTGTATTGGTGCTTGTAACGTTAGTAGTTGTAAACGTATAATTTTTTATCAGTGCTCCGATATTACCTGCAGTATTTGAGAACTGACCTTGTATGTTATTGATCAATACAATATTATTAGAAGAAAATTTTACTTCACCGGCACCTGAAAGTACTCCACTTGTTTTTTGACTGATTAGATCACCAACTGAAAAGCTGCTTGAATTGGCAACACTTAATTGAATAATTTTATTAGTATCAGCAACCCTATCAGAAGGAGATCTTACATAACTTACTATACTATTGTTGAATCCAGTTACCGGGCTAAAATATTTTCTGTTAGAGGATGTAAGCGCATTATATCCAGCAGTTGTCTTAACCGAGTCATCACTTCTCCAATTATCTCTCCAGAAAAGAATCTTTTCCATTGCAAGATTCTTCTGACCATATTTTTCTAAGATGAAGCTATTAAACTCGTTAGTAGTTAGTGGCCAATCAAAGTACGGATCAAACATAGCATTACTCATATACACCAGCCAACTGTATCTTGGGTCGTCGTAGTATTGATAGGCAATAGTGTCTGGTCTTTCACCTTCGATAATAGTATATGGATAAAACACCGCACCTGTCTTCTTGACTAAATCAGAAAACGTGATCTTTGTAAATATGTTGCGTACAGGTACACCATTGTAATTAATGATGTCAAATTGACTGAGAAGGGTATACATTAAGGATTAGGAGGAGTTTGGGTTTGTTGTTTTGTGGTACCTGGTGACATCGCCTGGCCGACTTTACCTGTAAAGTCACCACTTAAAATATCATTTCTAGACAATGGTTCTATCTCACCAAAATCCAGGCTTATCTCAACCTCAGCTGAATGCTGCCCACCAAGAAAGAATACAGGAGTACCTGATGGGGAGTAATTAACATTCATACTTTTAAGATAGCAATTCTTAAAGTAATATAAAGAATCTCGGTTTGCAAATTCTATAGTACATACATCAGGAAAGTTAAATGTGAGTCCGCGCTTCTCTGGTAGCATTCTCAGTTTAAATTCTCTGATAATCTCTTTTATAATTTTGGATTCAGTCTCACTGTTAGGTGAAAATTTATATTTAAACGAATGACTTCTTAATTCAACCCCAGAAAACTGTAGTGCACTATACGGGTTAAGAATAGTACCCGTAGAACGATCGATTGCAGCGCCCGTAGACTCGCTTATTGCTCCAACCACGTTTCTAAGGACGGCGGCAGTATTGCCTGGGTCTTTAACTAGTTGACCAGCCCTTTCGCCCATCTGTCTAATGTTACCCTCAGTCATCTCCGATTGTGCAATACCTTGAAGCATACCAGTTTCTTGTAGCGCGCCTAAGACTCCAAGTTGTTTTTCGGCATATTGAACCCCATAACGCTCGGTTAGATCTGAAGGAATGGGTAGGAAAATAGATCTGGTTGGTATAATTTCACGAGTAAACAAAGGACCGGACTGATAGTATGCAGAAAAAGTAAACTTAATAAATTTATTTTCTGGCATATCTACTGGGTATTGAAGTCGAGGAAGATTTGCTAGCCCGTTTGCTCTAGATTGTTCAGGTGTAAAATCTGGTAAAGGATTCTTATTAGACATGTTGTCTAAGAATTTGGATGCAGGGGTAATACCAGAGACTTGTGCAATACTTGTTCTCAAAGATCCTGCTGCGGCCATGCCTCCTATATTAAGAGACTTGGCAATACTAGTAATAGCCCCCTGCGCGCCAGCCCCTATACGGTCGATAGTCTGTGAAACACCTGAGAACAAACTAGTTGATTGCTGACTAAGAGTGGTTGGGGTAGTTAGAGATTCTGGATTGGATGAGCCGTAGGGCATAAATATTCTCGTGGTTGTTATTAATCTATTTATAGAGCGTTTAGGACACAAGTAAGCTATGAGCTACAAAGGATATTTTAAACCCAAGAATCCTGCCAAGTACAAAGGTGATCCTACAAAGGTTATTTATAGGAGTTCTTGGGAGTTAAAGTTAATGTTACATCTGGATACTCATCCGGAGATAATAGAATGGTCGAGTGAAGAGTTCTTTATACCCTATCGCTCCCCACTAGATAACAAAATGCATCGATATTTCCCTGATTTTAAGGTTAAAAAGATGCTACCTAACAATCAATCTGAAACCATAGTGATTGAGGTAAAGCCAAGAAGCCAGTCTATTCCACCTACTATGAAGTCTAAACCAACCAAGAGATATCTCAGGGAAGTAATGACTTATGGAATAAATGAAGCAAAATGGAAGGCAGCTAACGAATATTGTAAGGACCGTAAATGGAAGTTTATGGTTATGACTGAAAAAGAATTAGGAATCAAATGAACCCAGTATTTGGAAACTCATTGCAAAAAGCGATGGCAAGTAATAGAGTAGAGGCCAATACGGTAGAGGCTAGGGATTGGCTTAGGGATAAGGCGCTTGCCATGAGAAATATTGACCCTGCAAGTGCAATTCAAAAGAGC